CCACTCTTTCGGAAGTATCTGGTTTAATATAGACATTTAAAAATTCATTAAAGTTATTCCAATAGTTAAGTTGCTTTCTATCTACACTAATACTGTCTCTTACTGCTGTAGAGGAATGTATTACTGTAGAATGGTCTCTGTTGCCTACAAATGCACCTACTTCTTTTAGGCTCCAAGTAGTGTTGTCTACAAGCCATGCTTCTACAAACTGTCTAGGGATAACGATTTCTCGCTTTCTTGTTTTTGAAGCAATCCTTATCCACTTTACCTTAAAGAAAAACTCTACAAGCTTCTCAAAACTTTGCTTTGCTTCGTAATCTTTTAGGTTTAAGAGCATCATATCTAGACTTATTGCAGGTGGTAATGTAAACTCTTCGTACTTTTCTGGTTGAAAATACATAAAAGCTAGGTTCTCAGCCATGCATTCTTTTAGTACACCGTATAGGCAATCTGTTAGATCTTCGTTCAGTACATCTAGGTTTAGTTCTTTCTTAACTCTACTAGAGACTTTTCGTATAAGATCTTTTTCTTTTAAGTATCCTGGTATTTCTCTTTCCGCAACTGCGGAATTTTCTTTTACAACTGTGTTATCCATGTTTTATTAATTCGAGTACTTTTTCTTTGCCCAACTCTTTGTATATATCTGAAGGGTCTTTTGGTAGACTTGTGTCGTGCATTATGCATTCCAAGTCATACATCTCTACCATTTTCTTACAAGCTTTTTGTCCCGGTCCATCGTTATCATACCATATCTTTATGTTTTTAAATCTAGATTTTAGAAGATTAAATGCATTTTCGCTAATAGGAGTGTTCTCACTTCTAACAGCTACAGCATTTACTCCACAGCTATGAAGAGTCATTACATCTTTACGGCCTTTGGTTACGATTAGCTCGTCTCCATGTTCAGGGAGTTGATTCCAGCCTTCTAACATGCCTCCAAAGAAGTTAGTACGAAACTTAATCTTCTTGTCTGCAAAGGGTCTATAAAGCTTAATCTTATCTCTTTCTAGATAACGATAACAAGGGTCAAAATCATTTCTGATATACCAAAGCTTTCCATTTATCCAAGCTTTTTCTACTTTTTTGACATCGTAGAAATTCAAAATATCAGGGGTTATGCCAAACTGTTCCCAGTACTCTAAGTCTTTAGATTTAAAGTAAGAACCAGTTGTTCTAATATCTGCAGGTTCTAGGACTATAGGTTCCTTTTCTTTTAGTTTCAGAGACTCTAGCTCGTGCATAGACAAGTCATTAATCCTAAAGTCAGACTCTATCTTATAGAGGACTTCTGGAAATTCATAACCGGTCTTAAGCTGAGCTACGTCTAAGGGACTAAAATATACTTTCTCAGTTGCATAGTCTACAAAGTAAAGATTGCCTTTACTTGTCCACTTAAAGAAGCAACTAGGGTTCCTATCGTCTCTAAAGGGATTGACATACCTTTTTCCTAGTTTGACTGCATCTAGATAAAAAGACATGATATTCTCTTGACCTATCAAATGATATAACTTATCAACCGTAGGTAGGGTTTCTATATTTTCTATATCCATAAGATAACTAGGTTACTTGAATAAAAAAAGGAGAAAGAATTACTCTTTCTCCTTTTACCCTTAAATAAAACTTAAAACAATCCTCCAGTTGCAGGTTTGTCTGCAGTGGAATTGCTCGTGGTTGGTGTGTAGTCGGTATCATCCGGTCCGAAGAATGGATTATCATCGTCTACAAATTCTTTCAAAATGAAAGAATCTCCATAGAAGTCTTTACAGCCATACTCGCCTTGAAACTTCTTCTTCACATAATCTGTGATTGGAGAATTCAAAGAAATAATACCTTTAGTGAATACACTTTGGTACTTTCCTTCTCTTATAGTAAGAGGAATTTTGATTCCAGAATTTTTATCGTTTAAAGCAGTGAAGAAGTCATGCAACTCTCCTACTTTTCCTTTGCTGATAGTTTCCCAAGAGTCTAGCACAAAAGGCTTTTCTTTAGGACGAGCATTAGCATAAGCCTTAAGAAGTTCGTAAACATCCTCTTCGCCTATCTTTGCTTCTCTAATAGTTTTTGTATCTAGACGATACATAGGGTCTTTTGATTGTTGGTCAGCACTCAAAGCCGCCAAATCAACTGCCCATGCAGTTTTGGTAAAGTTGTCTATGTACTGTCGTTTGCCACTGTTTTTGCCTACAACAGAATCATTGTTTACCCAGAAACTAAATTTGCCTAGAAGAGGAGTACTGCAAGAACTGTGGTTTTTATACCAAAAGTCCAATCGCATTTTACCCTCAGTCTTGTCATAACCTGGGTCTTTAATCTTCTCTACGTCTGTTTCAAACAGTTTAGCTAATCCCTTTTCGTTAGGGTTAACTGCTACGATTTGTACAGAAGCATAACCTGTGTACAGTTTTTTCTCAAAGCCTTGTGAGCCTTCTTCTACGTCATCAATGTTGATTGCCATAATTTTTAGTTTTTAAGTGTTTGTTTTTTAGTTTAAGAGTAGTATTCATCAATTTTGTCCGAGATAAGTTTCAAATCGTTAGGGATTTGAGTTTCTTCAAACATGCCCATAGGACTCTTAGCCGGGCGTTTTTTGTGTCTATTGGTTAAGAATGTGTATTCTGAACCATTTTTACCTTCGTCTACAAAAGTATAGAGACAAATAGTAAATAGTCCTTCAAGATTAATGTTGTTGTCTAGCATTTTGCCAATTGTCTTCATCTTGTAGCTTACAATTTCTCCTCCATCTTCTACAGGTTCAGAGTGACCGAGACAAAATACTTTTAAGTCTTTTCTCAATCCTCTAGCGTTGTTCAAAATACTAAACATATTCTGACCAATCTGCGAAAATTTGGTGTAACCTACCTCAGAAGCTCTCTTCATAAACTCAAAGCCCATTACATACTGAATATCATCAATTACGATATTCTTAATGTGGGTTCCTTTCTCGCTGATATTCTTAAGAGTATCAACGATTTCTTTAGAAGTAGAGATTTCTACATAGTTCTTGTTGTCTAGGCTGTACATTTTAGAAGCTCCTTTGAAAGGAAGTTCTTTACCTGCCACCCCAATAATAATAGTTTCTTTAGGATCTAATGTCCTAATGCTTGTTGATTTGCCCTCACCCGAGGGTCCGATGATTCCGACTAGTAGTGCCATATTTATTTGTTGAATTTTTCTTTGTAGTATTCTTCTGCTGAGCTGCCTGAACTATCATACCCATTAATGTGAGCATCAATGATTTGCTCCTTTTCTATTGCTTTAGCTTGCTCAAGTATAGCATGCCAAGTTAACTTATCTATAGGAGTGTTCCATAGTTTCTCAAATAGAAATTCTACTGCTGTCTGGTTCATTGTTGTTGTTTTTCTTTCTTTAGGTTCATTGCCCATCCAAAGAAGGTCACAAACTGTTTAGCAGCAAGACTACACATTCTTTTACTCTTAACTGTTGAGTATAAGAGTTCTTTTCTAGCATCTGCATTCTCTGATAGGTAATTAGCCAACCAGTTTATAAATTCTTGTTCTTGTTCGTCTGTCCATTGATAGTCTAAATACCAATTGTCAGACTGTACATACTCGTCAGAATACTCAATGCCGGTATTCTCAAACATTTTCTGTAGTATAACTCTAAGATGTGTACTTATCTTTTTTTTCTGCATTATTCAAATTTAAATCACTAATATTAACTTTCCAAGTTAAACTGTTCTTTTTTACTCTTCTTTACGTAATATTCATAGTTATATTTGGGTCCACCCATATTCTGAGCTTTAGGTAGCTCTTCAAAGTGAGGGACTCCTCTAGCAAAATACATACCTAGTCTGCCTGACAACCCAGACAAACGATCTTTCAAAAATCTAATACTTCTATAATTGTCTTGCATGTAGTTTATGTCATAACCCTGATGTATCTCTATGTCGTACCTAAAAGGTGCGAAGATACCCAAAACTACATCTGCAGACCGTTGAGTTGTTTTACAGTCTGCTAAATCTGCTAAGGATGGCTCTAATTTAGCCTCTACTAATTCTCCTCTATTAGTGAACATTTGAGATTCACCGCTAGAGGCTTGTTGTTGGATAGGCACAAATATCAAATTGTACCTCTTACAGAAGATTTCTAAACCATACTGGTCTACAAAAAAGCTAAGAGTTTCTCTTAAGTCAAAGTTAACCCCTCTTACTGTCTCTGTATGTAGGAGAGAGATATGATCCACTACTACAAAGTAGTAAGCATCTATCTTATGGTTATAGTATAGAGGATACTTCTTTTCTTCTCTCTCTTCGTATACCATTTGACCTTTAGAAGGGTCATCAAAGTATCTTTCGATATGCTTTTTTATGCCGGTAGGATTAGAAATGTGGTCTATAACTTCTACATGATTCTCAAAAAACTTAAGAAACTTAGATTCTTTGGCCTCTTGTATCCATTCTAAGATTTTAGGGGAAACCACATACTTACCGTAACTCAGCATCATTTCTGGAGTAACAACTACATTATGGGTGTAATAAATACACACAGAGACAGCTTCTAAGTACAGTTTTTCTTTTGATTCCTCTAAGGCAAACCAAAAGATTCTTGTATTAAAAGGATTGTCTTTCCATTTCATGTAGGTAGAAATGATAGTGAGCCATTTAGAAAGCTTAGACTTACCTATACCCGAAGAAGCTGTAATGAGATACATTTTACCTTTAACCCAACCTGGGTAATTGTATTCATCTGTTAGGCGATCTAGTGCCCATGGAATAGAGTTGTATTTGTTTTCTAATCTATTCTGTCTGTGCTCTTCAATCTTTTTGTATATCTCTTCAAACTTCCCCGGCATAATTATAAGTCTCCCCCAAAACGATCTTCTTTCTTAGGAGTGTTTCCTTCTGATAAATAAGTCTGACACCATGAAGCTAGGTCAGAAGTTTCGCTACCCTTTTCTGTTTTTTTGTAAATAAAGTAATGAGCCTCTCTTATGAATTGAGGCTTACCTTGTTTCTTCCAGAAAGATATATACATATCTGTGGCATTAAGGATAGTTTCTTTGTCAAACTCATACTCTTTAATAAACCTATCTAGCTTTTCAGCTATTTGTTTAGGAGTGCTCGTCTTTCCTATTATGCCTATATTCTTCTTGGAAAACTTCTCAGAATAGGTTTTAATCCAATCTGAGTTTATTGTCAAGCTTAAGGCACTTTCTACTCCTAGTTCTTCAAGAGCTTCTGGAGTCCAGTACAATTCATTTTGCTTTTCAACTAATAAGCCCAAGGCTACCCATTCTTCTAACTTACGGTCTTTCTCCAGTATTTTCCAGAGAACTTCGTAAAATGTCAACTTCATCTTGTTTGGTGTTTTTAATTTTAGGGGTATCAAAGTTACGTATATAACATAACCTTGTCAAGTGTTCTTGAGGAGTTTCTTTGGCTTTTTCAGTTTTTTCTTGCTCCTCTAAGTAATAGTATAACTCTTCGTTATTCATAGGTTTATTTTGGTTCAACCCAAGTGATGTTTTCTGCTCCATAGTATTCTAAGCCTTTACGAGTCCATACAATGTCTCTAGTATTGTTCATGCAGATTATGTGAAGTTCAGCCTTCTCACCTTCTAGGTAATTTAAAGCTCTTCCTATTCTTTGTGCTGCTTTAGAACTAGAAGCATAAGCATGCAAGATAACTGCTCTGTTTAGATTAGGAAAAGTAATACCTGCATTTAACTGGTTAACAGTAGCCAGGAAGTTAGCTTCTCCAGAATTAAACAGCTTTAAACTCTCCTTGTTAACTTCTTCGGAGTTTTTAGAGTGATAAGTATATCTGCAGATTTCATTACATTGTTGGATAGTTTCTACAAAAACTAAGCATCTGTCAAAATTACTCAACAACTCTCTTAGCTTGTTCCATTTAGTAGCACTGCCTGAAATAGTCTGTATAAGTCTAAGCATCATAGCAAAGCTATCTCCACAATGATTCTCAAAGAAGTTAATCTTTGCTTTCTCACTCCAGAAACCGCCAGATTGCTTAGGTATGTCTCTAGCTTCAGAAGGATTAACTAAATGTACATAGATATGATAAGGCTTGTTTAGAACTCCTACGGTTTGGTCTATTTTGATTTCATAACGTATAGGAGCATAAGTTTCTATGTATAGTCTTTTACGGGTTCCTTTCCTAGGCATAGTAGCGGTTAATCCGTTTAGAATCTTAGGTTTGTTTTTAGACAAAAACTCCCAGCGAGCTTCGCTTAACTGGTCAATCTCGTCAATCAAAACCATATCAAACTTTGACAGGTCAAACTTAACTAGACTATTAAAAGTAGTAAAAGTAATGTGGTCTATATTAAAGTTAAACTTTTCAGCGTCACTCTTCCAAGACTCTAGAATAGATTTACTAGGATAGGCCACAAGAACATCATCATAGTAATCAGCTAGGTGTAAACCTACAACAGTTTTACCGGTTCTTACGGGCATAACAGCAACTCCGCTTCTTGCTTTTAAAGCTTCAAAAGCTTCTTGTTGGTACTGTTCCCTTACGTCATTACTCATACTAACCAGATACTAAATCTTCAATGCTTTGTAGGCAAAGATAAATCTCATTTTGTACAGAAGTTCCCTCTTCTTCTATTTCAGAAAGGGCCAAATCATAAAAATCTAAGATTTCTTCTTTGTGATTAGGGTAGACACTTATAAGTCTTTGTATTTCTTTTTTAAATTCTTCTAAATTCATTTCTTTTTATTTAATTAATCTACTACTCCATTACCATAGTATAGGTCAAAAGCTTTCTTTTCATAATCTTTTGACTCTAACCATTCTTTGTACTTTTCTTCCCATTCTTTGTCCTGGAACTTATAGTAACTACCATTACAGTATCTTAGACTATTGTTAAGTTTGTAGAATTGCTCAAACAAACCTATTTCCGTTGTGTCCTCAATGTCTTTTGTTTTTGTAA